GTTATACTGCTGGTGATGGCACTAATCTATATGCAACATTCTCTACTCCTTCAATGGATTCTGTTGGTAATTTTGTCTTTAATGAAACCGTAACTGGAGGTACTAGTGGAACTACTGCAAGAGTAAGGGTTTGGGATTCTGCTACAAATCTATTAGAGGTAAATAGTGTTACTGGAACATTTACTGTAGGGGAGACTCTAACTGGAGGAACATCTGGTGCTTCCCGTGTAATTAGACTCAGTGATATTGAACCACAAGATGATGGATTTGCTGATAATGTCAATATTGAGACTGAAGCAGATTCTATTATTGACTTCAGCGAACAGAACCCATTCGGAATGCCCTAAATATAAGATACTAGGACTCTAACTATGTTTGAATATTTTTATAACGAAATTTTGAGAAGAACCATAATCTCATTTGGTTCTTTATTTAATGGTATATCAATTGAGCACACAGACTCTTCAGATAACACTGTGAGTGTTCTTAGGGTTCCTTTGGCTTATGGTCCAACTCAGAAATTCCTTGCAAGGTTAGAGCAGTCACCTGATCTTAATAAATCAACTGCAATCACTTTACCGAGGATGTCTTTTGAGTTTACTGGACTTACTTATGATCCTACAAGGAAAGTTACAACTACTTCAAACTTTATTGTAAAAGATCCAGATACTGGTTCTGAAACAAAGAAATCATATATGCCAGTTCCATATAATATGCAATTTGAACTTGCTATTATGTGTAAATTAAATGATGATGCATTACAAATTACAGAACAGATATTACCTTATTTCCAACCAGCATATAATGTAACTGTGGAATTAGTTGAGTCTATTAAAGAGAAAAGAGATATTCCAGTTGTTTTAGAAAATATAACAATGCAAGATGATTATGAAGGAGACTTCACTCAGAGAAGAGTTCTTCTTTATACTCTAAGATTTACTGCTAAGACTTACCTATTTGGTCCTGTTCAGACTGCAACCAAGGATATCATCAGAAAAACTGCTGTCAATTACATTGCAGGTGGATCCAAGAGTGTCGAAAGAGATGTTACATACTCTGTTACTCCAAGAGCAGTCAAGGATTATACTGGAGATATTGCTACAACTCTATCCGAAGATATGGGTCTTTCCGATCTCAGTATTACAGTGGCAGACGGAACTGCATTATCAACATCTAGTTACTACTCTATAGGTGATGAAGAAATCTATGTTAAGAAGATTAATGGCAATTCTATAGTTGTTGAAAGAGCAAAAGACAATACTACACAGGCATCTCATTTGAGAGGAGAAGAAATTAAAGCAATAACTAGTGCTGATACTCCATATATTGAGTTGGGTGATGATTTTGGATTTGATGGATCCTTTGTATGACTATGACTAAAGAATATAACAAACTAGATAAAACTTTTAATCTAGTTCCTGAAGTTGAAGTACTTGACACTCCAGAAGGAGGATGTGCTACTCGAAAAGATCAACTAACTAATGTAACTAATAAACCTCCAAGACTTACTCAAAGTGATGTAGAAAAGGATTATGAGTATACAAGAGGTAATCTTTATAGTATAATTGAAAAAGGTCAAGAAGCAATTAACGGTATTCTTGAGGTTGCTCAAGATAGTGATATGCCAAGAGCATATGAAGTTGCTGGTCAGTTAATTAAGAGTGTTTCCGATGCTACTGACAAATTGATGGATCTTCAAAAGAAACTAAAAGATGTTAATGCTGAAGATGAGAAAAAAGGTCCAACCACAGTAAATAATGCATTGTTTGTAGGTTCTACTGCTGATTTAGCAAAATTAATTAAGAGCGAAAATGGCACAGCAAAATAAACTATCACAAATCATATCTATTACAGGTATTTCAACTGTTGGTATTCTTACTATTGGTGTAACTGAAACTGCTGGTGGAGTAGTTGGTATTGCGACTACAACATACATAAGAACTGCACTTTTCCATAATGCAGGAAGAGCAGGTGGTGCTACAACTACTGGTTATGCTGGTCTTGGAACTGCAACATGCTCTGTTTATATCTACCCACATTTTGAGGAAATAGAAGGAGTTGGAAAAACTGCCTATAGGTTATTAAGAAGAGATATTGCTCCAAATGAAACATATATGTGGGATTTACCTTCATATCCAATAATTATGACGGATAGAGAGAAATTTGTTGTAGAAATAACTAAACCTGCAGATTATGTTGGAGGAACGGGAGTTGGAACTGTGGTTAATGTGCAATTATATGGTGATGAAGGGGATGCGTGGGCTTGATAAATACTTAAATAATGGACCCTCGGAGTAATTATAGTAGTGTCACTAAAAAATCCCTCCGATTTTTTTGAGCAGCGAAAAAAAGATCTTCTTAAAAAAGAAATAGCTCAAAAGAAAGTAGAGGAGGAGGCGAAGTTAAAAAATAAGAAATTTGCTGCTCCAAAGGATTTTTTTGGTGAGGATAAAGAAGTAGTCGCTGAAATAATTAAGGAAGAAGAAGTAAGGAAAGAAACACAATCCAATCCCCCAGAAGTTAAATCTTATGATGAGGAAATAAAACGACTTCAGGAAAAAGTTGATTCTGTTTCTAGGTCTATTCCTACTGTTAAGGATTTAATTAAACTTAGAAAAGAAGAGAAGGTAGAAGTTAGATCTTATGATGAGGAAATTAAAGGTTTAAATACTGAGGTTAAAGAACTTCTTTATAGAATTGCATCTTTAAAGATTCCTGATCAAGAAAAATATTTAGAAGAAGTTAATAATTTATCTGAGGATAACCAAAAGCTTTTAACAAAGATAGAAGGATTACAATATAATCTTGATGAAGTTGATAAAAATATTACTACTGAAGGTCTTTTAAATATTATCCCTAGTGCAAAGAATTCAGATCCTTTAACTCCTTTAGACCAAAAATTTGTTACTCTACAAGATCTTTCAGACCATTATAGGTTATTTGTTAATAGAGTTCAGCAGCAACTATCTGTTCTAGGTGGTGGCGGTGCTATTCGTATTGAGGACTTAGAGGATGTGGATATATCCTCTGCAATGGTTGAGGGTAAAGTTTTAGAGTATGATTCTAGTACAGGAAAATGGAAAGGTGGAACTGGTGGTGGAGGAGGAGGTCTTTGGGCATCTGATAGTGTTGGAATTAGTACTACTAATAAGATTGGTATTAATACTACGTCAGCAATTGCTGATGCATCATTATATGTTCAGGGTGATGCAACCATTACTGGAGATCTTAATGTAACTGGTGATCTTGTTTATGATGAAGTAACAGGTAGAAATCTCAATATTACTGGAATTGCAACTCTAGCATCATTAGGAGTTTCTGCTGGAACTACAACCAAAGATCTTAAAGTTACTGGAATTACTACATTTAGTGATGATGTACAATTCCCTGGTGCTGCATATAATATTCTATGGGATCAAGCAACAAGTAAGTTTAAGTTTGATGATAGTGCTCAATTAGTATTTGGCAGTGCATCGGGTGGAGATATGAAACTATTCCACCAGAGTGGAAATAGTACTATAAGGAATGAGACAGGACAATTTAGAATTGCTGGTAATGATATAAGATTACAAACTCAAAATCATAGTGAAGATTATCTTTTAGCTGTTGATGGTGGGTCTGTATCCATATTTCATAATGATGTAAAACGCCTGGAAACTACTGCTTCTGGAGTTGATATTACTGACACTTTAAATGTTGCTGGAGTTTCTACATTTGTAGGTAATGCTCAGTTTAATGGTAATGTTTCTATCGCAGGAACTCTTACTTACGAAGATGTAACTAATATAGATTCACTTGGTATCATAACTGCGAGAAGTGATATAAGAGGTGGTAGAAATTTAAATGTAACTGGTCTCTCTACATTTACTGGTGCTATAGATGCTAATGGTAATTTAGATGTTGATGGTCATACAGAATTAGATGATGTCAATGTATCTGGTGCTACTACAGTTACTAATTTAAAGATTTCTGGTACGATAACAGATAATTTAGACACAGCTGGTGCTTCAGGGCAGGTTCTCACAACTACTGGTGTAGGTGTAACATGGTCTAATGTGGGAGACCTTGCTGCTGGTTCTGCATCTAAAGTAGTTCTTTCTGCTCAAAACACTACAGACGCATCAAGATATGTACCATTTGCTGATGCTGCTACTGGTGCAAATATAATTTATACTGATACAGGATTTAGATATAATCCATCAACTAATACTTTAACTGCAACTACTTTCTCTGGTAATGCATCTTCAGCAACTATCTTAGCAAATGCTCGCACTATTGGTGGAGTATCTTTTGATGGTAGTGCTAATATTAACCTACCTGGTGTAAATGCTTCTGGTAATCAAGATACTTCTGGTAATGCTGCAACTGCTACTACTCTAGAAACTGCTCGCAATATTGGTGGAGTATCGTTTAACGGTGGTTCTAATATAGATTTACCTGGTGTTAATACTGCAGGTAATCAAAATACTACTGGTACTTCAGGTGGATTAACAGGAACTCCTAGTATTACAGTTCAGGATATAACTGCAGAGATGGTTTCTGTTGCAGGAACTTTAACTGCTGCAGACGTAACTAATATTGATTCAGTTGGTTTTGCCACAATAAGAAAAGGATTAAATGTTCAGGGAACTGGGTCAACCACAACCACATTAAATGTTACTGGTGTTTCTACATTTGCTGGTATTGGAACCTTTGGTGGTGATGTCTTTATTGCAGGTAATGCAAGGATTGTTGGTGTTCTAACAGTTGGTAGTGACTCAGTTACTATTGATGGAAATAACCTGAATATTACTGGTGTTTCTACAATCGCATCATTGGCAGTTTCTGCTGGTGCAACTGCTAAAGACCTTAATGTTACTGGTATTACTACATTAACCACTCTTAAGATTGGTAATTCTATTGGTATTACTACCATACTAGATGAAGATGATTTGTCTTCAGATAGTGCAGCAGCATTAGCATCTCAACAATCAATTAAAGCATATGTTGACGCACAGGTAACAGCACAAGATTTAGATTTCTCTGGTGATAGTGGAACAGGTGCTGTTGACCTTGATAGTCAAACATTTTCAGTTTCTGGTACAGCAAGTGAGATTGAAACTTCTGCATCAGGTCAAGCAATTACTGTTGGACTTCCTGATAATGTCATTGTTGGTTCTGCACTGACTGTAACCAATAACTTTAAGATTGGTGGAAGTGCTACTGTTGGTATTAATACAATTTTAGATGAAGATAGTTTTGCTTCTAATAGTGCCACAGCATTAGTAACTCAACAGTCAATTAAAGCATATGTAGATAGTAATTTAACTGCTCAAGATTTAGATTTCGTAGGTGGTACTGGAAGTGGTTCTGTTGACCTTGACAGTCAATCATTCACTATTGCTGGTACAAATAATGAAATTCAGACCACTGCTTCAGGTACTACACTTACAATCGGTCTTCCTGATAATGTAAATGTTGCTGGTAATTTATCTGTTGCTGGTAATATATCTGGTGCTATGAGCCAAACTGTTTTCAGTGGTGTTACTACAGTTAGTGATGTTACTGAGGCAGCAAATGCTACAACTGGTGCATTAGTTGTATCTGGTGGTATTGCTGTTGCGAAAAATATTGTTGTTGGTGGTGGATTAACTGTAACTGGGGATGTTTCGATTGGTGGAACATTAACCTATGAAGATGTAACAAATATAGATTCAGTTGGATTTGTAACTGCAAGAACTGGTTTAAGAGTCACTGATGGTGGCATAGTCGTAACTGCTGGTGTTTCTACACTTCCTTCTGCAATAGTCGGTAGTGGTGTAACAATCAATGCTGCTGGTATTTTTGCTGCTGCTGGTATCGTAACAGCATCATCATTAGCAGTTTCTGCTGGTGCAACTGCCAAAGACCTTAAGGTTACTGGAGTTTCTACATTAAGTTCTGCAGTTGTTGGCACTGCTGTAACGATTAATTCTACAGGTATTAACGCAAGTGGTATTATAACTGCATCATCATTTGATGGTACTTTAGCAACATCTAATCTAACAGGAACTGTATCAAATGCTCAATTAGGTGGTTCTATAGCGAATGATAAGTTAGCAAACTCTACGGTTTCTTATGGTGGAATCGAAGTAGCATTAGGTGCTGCTGATGCAACGCCAGCATTCGACTTAAGTGATGCTACCAACTATCCTACCTCATCTTTATCAGGAACCATCACCAATGCCCAGTTAGCGGGTTCTATTGCGAATGCTAAGTTAGCAAATGCTTCAGTTTCTTATGGTGGAATAAGTTTAGCATTAGGAGCTTCAGATGCAACTCCAGCATTTAATCTAACTGATGCTACCAATATTATTGGTGTCATTCAAAAGGTACAACCTGACGAGATCTATAACTTAGGGGCTCAGAGTCATGTGAAGGTGTCATTTGAGACACCAGAATATACTGGTCAGGTTGATGGATTGGGTACACTTCGTGTCCTAGAAGCGGTTAGATTGCTAGGAATGGAGAAGAAGACTAGAATATACCAAGCATCCACTTCAGAGATGTTCGGGAAGGTTCAGGAAGTCCCTCAGAAGGAGACAACACCCTTCTATCCTAGATCACCCTATGGATGTGCTAAACTCTATGCCTACTGGACTACAAAGAACTATCGTGAAGCATATAACATGTATGCGTGTTCAGGTATTCTTTTTAACCATGAGTCACCACGTAGAGGTGAGACATTCGTGACTAGAAAGATAACAATGGGTCTATCAAACCTATCTACAGGTAGGCAAGATTGTTTATATCTTGGTAATTTGGATGCAAAGAGAGATTGGGGTCATGCGAAAGATTTTGTAGAGGCAATGTGGTTAATGTTGCAACAAGATGAGGCTAAAGATTATGTAATTGCTACTGGTGAACAATACTCTGTAAGGGATTTTGTTGATAGAGCAGCACCATTCTTTGGTTTTAATATTGAATGGATGGGTGAGGGTGAAGAAGAAATAGGTTATGATTGGAACACAAAGAAAGCAATAGTTAGAGTTAGTGATAGATACTTCAGACCTGCTGAAGTTGAATCATTATTAGGTGATTCTTCCAAAGCACGAGAAGAATTAGGTTGGCAACCTAAAATTACATTTAACGAATTAGTTGAGGACATGGTTATCTATGGACAGTAATAGCAAAATTTATGTGGCAGGAAATACAGGACTCGTTGGTTCTGCTATTATTCGTATGCTCAAAAAGAAAGGATTAAATAATATTCTTTCGTCCCCATCATCTCACTGGGATTTGAGGAAACAACATGATGTTGATAGATTCTTTGAATTTAATAAACCAGAGTATGTCTTCGTGGCAGCTGCCAAAGTTGGTGGTATTATGGGTAATAAGAATCATCCAGCAGAGTTTATCTATGATAACTTGATGATACAATCTAACATCATTGATGCAGCATATCGTAATGGTGTTAAGAAGTTATTGTTCTTAGGATCATCATGTATCTACCCTAAGAGTCCTAAGATTCCTATTACTGAAGATCAATTATTAACAAGTGAATTAGAACCATCTAATGATGCCTATGCCATTGCTAAGATTGCTGGTCTGAGAATGTGTAGAGCATATAG